CGGCTCCCCTTATTGGAGTTTTTAATGGCGCATTTTATATTGCGAACACTACAAACAAACCAACTTGGGCAAACAATGTAGCAGCGAGTACATCTTTTGCTGCTAATCCTAATACGGATGCAAACAGTACCGACGGATTTGCTTTTGTGAACGACAACCCTTTTCAAGAATATATTTGTAAAGCGGATGCCGCAGTAACAATGGCAAGTACAGGCTTTAGAATGAATTGTAATAACAACACACTTGCCAACGCAGTAAGTGGGCAATCTGTGGCAACTCTGAACGTAGCTGCCGACAATGACGGCTACATGTTTAGATTGTTAAGATCTGCAGAAGACCCTGAAAATAATGATGTTTCAGCGGCTGGATGTAATTTTATTGTTGTTGCAAGCGCTCGTGCTAATTTGTTCCTCTCAAGTGCAGTATAATAGGAGTATTTAAACTATGGCAATATCACGATCACAGCTAGTCAAAGAACTAGAACCAGGTCTAAATGCACTATTTGGACTTGAGTATAAACGTTATGAAAATCAGCATGCTGAAATTTATAACATTGAATCATCTGACAGAGCTTTTGAAGAAGAAGTAATGTTAAGTGGTTTTGGAAACGCACAAGTGAAGGCTGAAGGTCAAGGAATTTCTTTTGACCAAGCTCAAGAAACATTCACGGCTCGATACACTCATGAAACAATGGCTCTAGCTTTCGCTATCACAGAAGAAGCTATCGAAGACAACCTCTACGATAGACTAGCTTCTAGATACACAAAAGCTCTTGCTCGTTCCATGGCGAACGCTAAACAGGTGAAAGCTGTCAACCCTCTAATCAACGGTCTACCAACGACTGATGGTTATGATTCAGGTGACGGTGTTTCATTATTTAGTACATCGCATCCAACTTTGAATGGTGTCACATCGAATACTCTCGACACACAAGCTGACTTAAATGAAACTTCATTAGAACAATCTCTAATAGATATTGGAGAAATGACTGATGAGCGTGGACTTTTAATCGCAGCTAAAGGTGTGAAGATGATTATTCCACCTGAAAACCAATTCAATGCAGAGAGATTAACTAAATCTCAAGGTAGAACTGGAACAGCTGATAATGATATCAATGCAGTTAACTCAATGGGTATGATTCCTCAAGGATATAGAGTGAACAACTACTTAACTGATGCTGACTCTTGGTACTTAATCACTGATGTACCTAACGGAATGAAAATGTTCGTTAGAGCACCACTATCCACTGCTATGGAAGGTGATTTCGACACTGGAAATGTTAGATATAAAGCTAGAGAAAGATACTCATTTGGAGTATCCGACCCTAGAGGTATATTTGGCGTAGAAGGTACGTAATCTACAATTTAAGAAATGAGGCCGCCTTAAAACGGCCTCATTTCGACTATAAAGTACGAAATTCCCAATGAAGAACTTTAGAATACAAATAAGATATGATGGTTATTATGCGAGTTTTACTATCGCTTGTAATGACGACGCTCAAAGTATTGAAAACTCAATCCTTGACAAACTAGGAAAAAATGAGGTAAAGTTCGAATCTGATGGATTTACCGGTGGTAAATGGATAACCTATGAGGAGGTTATAAATGACCGAAGACCTGTACAAACAAAAGAAGTCCTTGGAATTAAGTTGGGAGCAGGAGCATCTTAAAGAGGGTAGATATACTCTCGAAATGACGAGAATTGATCATGCAATTAAAGAGATCATTACTCAGATCAAATTAGAAGAAGCTCGATTGGATGATCTTAAAATTAAGATATCTAATTCAAGGCCTGAAGTGTCAGTAGCCACTTAGATAAAAGCTACATTCTAGAAATTTTTTCTTTAGACAGTATCCCTTGCACTATGCGTAAATCTACGTTATATCTAAATCACTATACAATTAATTAGAATACTGACGCGTATAGTCGACGGCCTAGAGACAGTATTCGACAAACTAGGAGGATTATAATTATGGCAACAACATTGTTTAGAGGTCCTGTTCTACAAGGTAAATGGAATAGAGGCGGAGATAGTGGATACAATCTTGAAGAAAAGACATCCAACTATACTGTCGTTATTTCTGATGATTCAGGAAAAACCTTTACTTCAAAAACTAAAGATGTAGTTTTTACTTTACCAGGAATTGCGGTAGGTAATGTGTTTACATTTGTTAATACTGCTGAAGATGGAACTAATAATTTAACAATTAGTCCAAATTCAAGTGATGGTATTACTTACAAAGGATCATCTACAGACAACAAAGATTTGATCAATACACAAGCCACATCTAAAATTGGAGACTTTGTTACGCTTCAAGCTATGAATGGAGATGTTACTGCATGGCAAGTAACTGCTGTTCAAGGTGTTTGGGCTAAGGAGTCTTAATAGATAAAATTTGTGAGCTCCTTCGGGAGCTCGCAAGAAAAGGAAAATATGAGTACATATCCAGTAGATATAAAAACAAGTAATATTACTACAGCAGATACACATACTGTATTTAATGGTCCTGCAAGAGTATTAGGACTGTCTTGGGTTCAACCCTATAATGTAGCAGCAGGAACAATAACAGTAAAAGATGATAGTTCTGCTGTATGGGTAGTTGATGTTCCGAGAACAAATGATTCAGATGCAGGAGATAGTAAATCTGTGGCGGGTTCTATTATGTTACCAGGAACAGGAATTAAAGTAGATACAAGTTTAAAAGTAACAAACGCAGTAACAACACACGTAACCGTTTATTACGGTTAGGAGGTTAAATGGCGAACACCACTTCTGGGACAGTTACGTTTGATAAAACGTATGCGATAGACGATATTATAACTGATGCCTATGAGCGAATTGGTTTAGTAGGAAGCTCTGGTAATCAAATACGTTCTGCACGTAGATCATTAAATATTTTATTTCAAGAATGGGGCAATAGAGGTATTCACTATTGGGAAGTAGGAGATACCAATGTTGATCTTGCAGAAGGTCAAGCAGAATACATTTTTTATCGAGCAACTGGGGATGGAACCAGCGCAACTACAGTAGGAGGCACAACAGGTGCTTCTACTTATGGATTATCTGATATTACTCAGTGTGCATACCGAACTAATAAAGGAACCACTAGTCAGGCCGATACGACAATGACTAAAATTGATAGATCTGATTATGCTGGAACTTCAAACAAATTAACTAAATCCACTCCATCTCAGTTTTGGGTACAAAGATTTATTGATAAAGTTACATTAACAATTTACCCAACACCAAATTCAACAGCAGCAAGTAATTTCTTGCATATTTATTTTACAAAAAGAATTCAAGATGCAGGGGTATTTACAAATGCTACGGATGTTCCATACAGATTTGTACCTTGTATGACAGCCGGTTTAGCTTTTTATTTAAGTCAAAAATTTGCTCCTCAAAGAACTCAAGAATTAAAATTATTATATGAGGATGAATTAGCAAGAGCTTTAGCAGAGGATGGATCAGCGTCTAGTGCATATATTACACCTAAGACATACTATCCAGCATATACATAATGGCCGTAGGAATTCTTAAAAAAATACCTAAGGTAGTTAAGAAGGTATCTAAAAAGAAGAAGAAGGTGAAAGTTCCTTTAGAAGTTAAAAAAGGACCACGAGCAGATAAAAAGGATATGTATGGTAATCCTCTTTCTGAAAAAGGCAGTCCTTATCAAACTGTTGATGAATTGGCTGCACCTATTCATAGAAGGCAGAGATATTATCCAGTAGGTACGGAATGGAAAAAATTAAAAGAATCAGGGGAAAGAGTTTCTAAATGGTTTAGAAAAAAAGATGGAAAAGGTTTTACAACTGATTACACACAACCTAAATTACCTGGTATGAAAAAAGGTGGTTTAATCAGGGGGTTTCCTAAAATTGCTAAGAAGGGTTGGAAATAATGGGAGTTTTTTCTAAAGGTAAATATTCATTAATGATTTCTGATCGTTCGGGACTAGCTTTTCCTTATAGGGAAATGGTTAGAGAATGGACTGGTATGTGGGTTCATTTTTCAGAATATGAAGCTAAACAACCCCAATTATTTCCTATACCTAAAGGAGCGGATCCTCAAGCTTTAGAACATCCAAGAGCAGCAAGAACAGAGTTTTATACGCCTACAATTTTACCAAATAATCCTTTTACAACAACGGTTGGAACTACAGTGACTGTTACTCAAGATAATCATGGTAGATCAACTGGAGATGCGGTAAGGTTTAGAAACATAACTCAACCAACAGGAGATGTAACAACTGCAAAGTTTTTAATGGAAACAACATTAGCCGCTGATATTACAGATAGTGCCACATCTTTAACTTTAACAGATGCATCCGCTTTTCCTACTTCAGGATATATTGTAATTGATGAAGCTAATGATGATAATGAAACAATTCAGTACACTGGAAAATCTTCTAACACTTTAACTGGTTTAACTAGAGGAACATCGGCTCCTACATATGAGTTATCACCTTTAACGACCACAGCATCTGCTCATTCAGCTGGTGCAAAAGTAGCTGGATCTTTTTCAATAACTAAGGTAAATGATAATAGCTATACCTTTCCATTAGTAACAGCGGCAACGGTAGCAACAACAGGAGGAGGCTTTGAAGGGTTTGCAGGACCCGTCAATACTAGAGCATAATGTCAGGAATAAGCGCAGTAACATTAAAAACGATGATTAAGAACTATACGGAAGCGGACGATACAGTTCTAACAGATGCTATTTTAGAAAATATTATTTTAAATGCACAACAAAGAATTATGTACGATGTGCCGATTGATGCAGATCGTAAACAACAAAGTGCATCTTTAATTGTAGGACAACAGACATACAACTGTCCTGCAGGATGTTTATTTATTCGTGGAATCCAAGTTTATACCGCAACGGATGGGACTATAACGGGAGATAATACATGGCTCTTAAAAAGAGATCAGACATTCTTAAATGAATATAAACCCGATAACACTTCTAAAGGCACTCCTAAATACTATGCCATGTTCGGAGGAGCAACAGGCCTTTCAGATACGACATCTGGTCGTTTTATGATAGCTCCTACTCCTTCAGCTACTTTTTCATTTCAAATTCACTATAATATAGTACAGTCAATATTAGAGGGATCGGGTACTAATTATATTAGTTTAAACTTCCCTCAAGGGCTTTTATACTGTTGTTTAGCCGAAGCTTATGGCTTCTTAAAAGGTCCAACAGACATGTTGACACTTTATGAAAACAAGTATAAACAGGAAATAGAGAAATTTGCAGCAATGCAAATAGGACGTAGACGAAGAGACGATTATACGGATGGAACAGTTCGTATACCAATCGAGTCTCCGCCTCAATAACAAGGAGTAAATTATGGCTATAACATCTGCAGTTTGTACATCATTCAAAGTAGAACTTTTGAAAGGCGAACACAATTTCACAGCTTCTACTGGTGATACATTCAAAATTGCATTGTTTACAAGTTCTGCAACTCTTGGAGCGAGCACAACTGACTACTCTACATCTAATGAAATTACCAATACCTCGGGAACAGCTTATACAGCTGGAGGAAAAGCTCTAACGAGTGTAACTCCAACTTCTAGTGGAACTACGGCGTATTGTGATTTTTCTGATGTTTCGTGGACAAGTGCTTCATTTACTGCCAATGGGTGTTTAATTTACAACACGACAACTGGAACAGGATCAGGAACAACAGATGCTGTTTGTGCAGTTGCCTTTGGTGGAGATAAAACAGTTTCAAGTGGAACTTTCACAATACAATTTCCAACAGCTGACGCTTCAGACGCTATACTAAGAATAGCATAAGGAGGTAAATCCTTATGGCTGCCAACTCTTGGAATAGGTCGGGGACAACCTGGGGACAAGGTCTTTGGGGTAAACAAGATGATAATTTGGCTACACCTACCGGTGTAGCGGCAACAGCTTCTGTTGGAAGTGTTTCAGGATTTTCAAATCAAGGATGGGGTAGAGCAACATGGGGCAATGAACCATGGGGCGACAATTATAATCCATCAGTAAATATTACTGGATTAGGTATGACAGCATCCTTAGGAACTGCTGTTGGTAATACTAATGTAGGTTGGGGTTCTGATAAATGGGGTGAAGGTGTCTGGGGTACAGATACTTTAACAGTTTCACTAACTGGAGTTTCAGCAAGTGCTTTATCTGGTCCAAATACCTGGGGTGAAAATTACTGGGGTCATGGGGCATGGGAAGCTTTTACTATTGATTATGGAATCTCTGAATCTTTAACAGGAGTTTCAGCAACGGCTTCTTTAGGTACGGTTACTGAAACTAGATCCAGTACTCAAACTCCGACCGGAGTGAGTTCAACAGCTTCATTAGGTTCATTATCTTTAAATAATGGCGCAGACCATGTTCAAGGATTAGGTGGACAGGCAGCAACGGCTTCGGTTGGTTCATTTGGTTTTGCATGGATTGATTTCCCTAGTGGAGTTTCAGCGACAGCTTCTGTAGGAGAAATTACAGTTGCAAGCGTAGAATTAATTGATCCTACGGGAGTTTCTGCGACTGCTAGTGTAGGATCTATTACCCCTGAAGCCATGAGTATTGGCTTGACAGGACTATCTGCAACCGCTAGTGTGGGTTCAATTAGTCCAACTGATATGCAGATGGGACTAACCGGTGTGTCAGCAACTGCTTCCGTAGCTGATTTAACGACTGCAAGTGGAGGCGGAATTTTTGGTTATGCGGATATTGACACAGGATCAAATGTGACGTATACAGACGTAACGGCACCTTAGGAGAAAAAATAAATGGCTTCGAGTTATAATAATTTAGGAATTGAACTTCAGGCAACTGGCGAAAACGCCGGTACATGGGGAACAAAAACAAACACAAACTTAGACTTAATCGCAGAAACATGGGGTTATATCTCTATTGATGTGGCATCAGCTGACGTCACACTTGCTATGTCAAGTGGATCAAGCTCCAACGCAAGAAATTATATTTTAGAATTTACAGGAACTTTAGCAGGAAACAGAGTTGTTAATGTTCCAGCACAAGCAGGTTCACCAGCAGCTAATATTGAAAAAGGTTATTTAGTTGTTGATAAAACAAATAGAAGTGGATCTAATTATTCATTAACTTTTAAAGTTACTTCACAAACAGGAGTGGTTTTAAGAGCTCTTCCTCAAAACAAATCAAGCGCACCAGTAACAACTTTCTGTTATCACAATGGAACAGATATAATTGATGCATCAAAAGATGTCGCAATTAGTTATACTGATGGGCAATATATCGCAGATAGTAATGGTAATGAGTTAGTAGCCTTTGGTGTTACAGGTTCTGCGGTCAATGAAGTTAAAATAACAAATGCTGCAACAGGGACTGCAGGTCCTATTATTGCTGCACAGGGAGAAACAAACGTTGACTTAAGATTAGCACCAGCAGGTTCAGGAGAAATCGCTATTGGAACAGCAGCTGCTAATGCAACATTAACCACTCGTGGCGCTTATGATTTAATTTTAGATACAAATTCAGGAACAAACTCTGGAACGATTACAATTACAGATGGGGCGAATGGAAATATTACTCTTGCCCCTAATGGTACAGGAGAGGTTCAAGCTACTGATCAAGCAGATGCAACAGCAGCAGTAAAAATTGCAGGAAAAGAAACGATGTGGATACCTGCTAC